CTGGGGCTTCAGAACACATTACTAAGAAAAAAGCAGAGGCGCTTTGGCACGACTTTGAAGCGCATGCTGGTTATTCTTTCAACCGTTCCCATGCTGTTGCTTACTCTATGCTTAGTTATTATACTGCTTGGCTTAAGTCCTATTATCCTCTTGAGTTCATGTTTTCAGTTCTTAAAAACGAAAATGATAAAGATGCAAGAACGGAATATTTAATTGAGTCAAAGAGACTTGGCCTAAAAGTATTACTCCCCCATATCAACGAATCTCAGGTTTATTTTTCACTACAAGATAACGCAATTAGATTTGGATTGGCTGAAGTAAAGTTTATTTCAGACAGCATTGCAAACAAGATAATAGAAAGAAGACCGTTCAGTGACTATTCTGACTTTATTGATAAGGCATCGAAAAAGGGTTCTGGCATTAATAGCCGTGCTATTGCTGCTCTTAACTCCATCGGCGGTGCTGCGTTTACTGATAACAAAAGGCAAGGAAATGAAAAAGACAATTACTACGAATACCTAGGTATACCAACATTTAATCTTGAAGGCATTCCGCCAAGAATTAAAGCACAGGCAAGACCAATTGAAGAGTTTGATGACCTGGGATCATTTGTTATGTTTGGAATGGTTAAGTCTATTAAACGAGGAAACGGCTGGGCAAGAGTAGAGCTGGTAGATGAGACTGGATCAATAGGTTTATTCCACACAGAGCAGACACAAATTGAAACAGGACAAATGTACTTTATCCTTGTCGGGGATAATAGAATTGCAAGGTACATTAAGGTTTCTGATATAAACCCAGACTCCACCGACCTTTTTGTAGACTATTTATATAGAAAAAAATACGACCTTGAAGAAGACGAGTACATTGTGGTAAACTTTACTCCATACACAACAAAGGCTGGTAAGCAAATGAGTCACATAGTTCTCTCAGATAAAGACAAGAACTTAACTAGAGCAATTGCTTTCCCAGCAATGTATAAAATGACTCTTGCTAAAATGCGTGAAGGCATGAAATGTAAAGTCAAACTAGCAAAGCTAGATGACGGAACTTTAAACATTAAGGAAATACTATGACAAATACAAAAGAATTTATTAAACATGAAAGAGGACTTGTATGAACGAACCCACCGAGCTAGAGAAGTTAGTAAAAAGATTTAATGCAACTAATTTGCTTACAGCCGTATTAAAATCAGTCGGACCAGTGTCAATTCCAAAAAAAGAGCTAGATAAAATTATGAATTATCATAAGCCAGAAGATCTTCAAGATTTTGATGCAATAGACACCTACATGGATACATACATGGATTACATTAAAGAGCGAGGAGGATATGCACAAATAGATTATGATTTTGATAATCAAATATTTACTTTTAATTTAATGTCAAAAGAAGAAGCAGAGGCGAGGTCAGGAATCGGTAATGATCTTGGCTATGTCTGCTTGAGATCTAGATGGAACGACTATGCCCACTCATAACATATATTTAGAGGACGGAATTACTTTAACAAAAGATGAGTGTCACAAAAGAAACTCTGAGATAGAGGAAGTCTTTCATAGACTAAATGCCTCAACTCTACTTACAATGATTTTTCAAAATTTTGGAACAATATCTTTTAAGAGAGATGAAGTCATTCAAATTAATGAATACGAAATTGCACCCAACAATACATCAGTTAACCCGTACGATGAAGATTTTTTTGATTATATCAAGGACCTTGGCGGGCATGTTCTTGTAAAATATGATCCGCAGTCAGACGACGTATTGCTTACTTTAACAACTAGAGAAGAAGGAATTGATTCTCAAATAAAAGGCAATTCTGTAGGATTTTTTTCAATAAGAAGGCCGTGGAATGTCCACAGCATTAAGCAAAATCAGGAGGAAAGATAGTGACAGAAGAACAAGATATTTTTGCATCTCTTAATGTTTCAAAAATATTAGTTGCAATTTTAGAGATACATAAAGAAATTATAGTGCCAAGCAAATTATTTTTAGATGCGGCAACTGTTGATAAAGAACTGCAGGTTGATTACGATTCGGATAATCAATCGTTTAAGTTTAAGCTAAAGGATAAAGATGACAACTAATGATGATGACGTGTACACCTCTGACGGCAAGCATGTTAGAGAAGATGTAGTAAACGAAAGAAAATCAGACGTTACAGATATTTATCAGAAACTAAACTCTTCAATTCTTTTGGGTTTTATGCTTAGCCAAATGCCGCAAGCTGCTTTTAATCGAGAAGATATGATGCCAATTAGAAACTCAGAACCTATTAAAAACGATGAAAATATAAACCCTTATGATGAAAGCTACACAGATTACATTAAAGATCTAGGAGGCCATGTCCTTGTTCAGTATGATCAGGAGACAGACAAGGTAAAGTTCAGATTATGTAATGAAGAAGAGGGAGATAGGATGATTCAAGAAGGAAATTGCATAGGGTTTTTTTCAATTAGAAGACCTTGGAATATTCAAGGATGGGGTAATAGTACATACAAGAGGCAGTTTCCATACGTTAAGGAGGAAAACCAAGATGGTCCAGGATTCAATAACGACCAGCTCATTGAAAGTTTCGAATAAAGAAATAGAACTAGTAACAGATTTTGGACTGGATGTTCTTTCTGCTTTACTTCATGAGACTGCTATTGAAAAAGGATTTTGGGATAAGCCAAAAAACTTTGATGTTTTTGGAAGTAAGATAGCACTAATTCACTCTGAAGTTACAGAGGTTCTTGAGGCAATGAGAAAGAATAAGGGCTCTGAAGAAATTGTAGAAGAGATGGTTGATATTCTAATTAGAACTCTTGATCTATATGCTTCAATGCGTAATGGTGGATTTGTAGAGAACAGCCTAGATGAAGTCCTATTTAAAAAAATGGAAAAAAATAAAGTAAGACCAATGCTTCACGGCAATTTATTTTAATGATATAATTGTATAAAAGAGAGAGAATAAATGACTATAGCGATTGATGAAATCCTAGCAGGATTAGATCCAAAAACAAGAGCAAGAGTAAAAGCAGCGCAAGATGTAAAAGTTGAAAAGCAGAAGACGCCAAGTATTGGACTCAACATGGCATTAAAAGGCGGCCTTGGATACGGAAGACAAGTTCTGGTATGGGGAAATAAGTCTGCTGGAAAGTCTTCATTCTGTTTACAAATGATTGCGCTTGCACAAAAAGAAGGAAAGACTTGTGCTTGGATTGATGCTGAGGCTTCATACGATCAGTCTTGGGCAGAGATGCTCGGAGTAGATTCCTCTTCCCTTATCTATTCCACAGCTAAAACAGTTAATGATATGGTAGATGTTGCTACTAAGTTGATGGACGCTGGTGTTGATATTATTGTAGTTGATTCTATATCAGCGCTACTCCCAGCAATTTATTTTGAAAAAGATGGAAATGAAATGAAAGATTTGCAAGACACAAAGCAAATCGGCGCTGAAGCAAAGGATATGACTCACGCAGTCAAGATGTTAAACTATGCAAACAAGAACACACTATTGGTACTCATCTCACAACAGAGAAATCAGTTTGGATCTATGCATGCCTCCCACATACCGACAGGAGGAATGGCAGTCAAGTTCTTCTCTTCCACCGTCATTAAACTTTGGTCTTCTGAGGCTGAAGCTAATGCTATCAAAGCTGGCATTAAAGTTGGTGACAAAATTATTGAACAAAGGGTTGGCAGACCAGTCAATTGGATTATTGATTACAACAAACTCGGCCCCCCTAACTTATCTGGACAGTACGATTTCTATTACCAAGGAGAGTCACTAGGTGTAGACCTAGTTGGAGAGACCTTAGATGTTGCAGAAATGGTTGGAGCGGTTGAAAAAGGTGGAGCCTGGTATACAGTTAATGGAGAAAGACTACAGGGACGTGCAAAGGCTGTTGCTTATTTAAGAGACAACCCAGAAGTTGTTGATAAACTAATTGAGGATATTGATGCCAAATCTTAACGAATTTTTAAATAAGCCTATTGCAGAAGAACCAGTATTTGATAATAGAGTTGAGAGTATAGAAAATATGAGACCGTGCTCTAAATGTGATCTATACGTTGATTCATATCAATTCAATAATCAAACAATGGAAATGTATTGGAAATGTAAAGACGGGCATGAGACAAGGTATACGGTTGGATAATGTCTGAAAGATCAGAAGTAAAAAGAGACGGTGCAAAAGCACAAAAGAATTCTGGTAGGGGAGACTATCAGAAAGGTGATGCACAATGGAAAAAGTTTCTTGTTGATTATAAAGAGGCTGGATCTTCATTCACTTTAAACAAAGATAACTGGGCAAAGATATGCACAGACACGTTTAGGGTCGATAGAGACATGCATCCAGCTTTAAAAATTATTATAGGGTCCGAGTCTAAGGTTAGGCTAGGGATCATAGAGTGGTCAGTTTTAGAAGAGTTAATAGAGTTCTGGGAGGAACATCATGAATAAATATCAAGTAATGCCACAAGTAGTTATATACAAAGATATGTTTAATAAAGAAGAGCTAAAAAGATTTTATAATTTAATGGATTTGTATGAAAATGACACAAGCCAATTTGAGATTACTCACGAAGAACTATCAACAAGAGGCGATAACCACGGAGTTTTGCCAAAAGAAATGGAAGATATTTCCCCTTTAAATGAATGGGTTCCTTGGCATACTTTTGGTAAAAAAACATTTTATAACTTTAAAAAAATGCCAGAAGATATTAATGATGAAAACATAAAGTTTTTATACGAGTTTAGAGAAAAACTTTATGCTATATTTTCAGTTGTATTTAAAGACTATATTAATGAGTGGTCTGAATCTGGATACTGGCCAGAGTACATAGACAACTGGAAGCTAAATGAGGATGGTGCTGGAAGAATGCATTATTCTGTGATAGAAATTCTTAAGCATGACATCCATGCAGAAAAAAATCTAGCAATTACATTTCACACAGATGCACACAAGCACAGAGTTGGTCAGCCAAGATCACAACAGATTATAACAATTACTATCTATGTAAATGACGATTATACTGGTGGTGAAGTTGAATTTTTAAATGAAATTGACGAAGTTCCAAAGGTTGTTACATACAAGCCAGCTGTAGGAGATGTAACCGTTTTCCCTTCTGGTATACCTTACTTCCACTCAGCTAAAGCCGTAACTGAAGGAAACAAGAAAGTTTTTGTTAGAGTTTTTGCACAATGGAACTACCCAGGTTCAAAAGAATGGTTTGAGGGAATAGAAAAACATGGAGAAGAAAAGTGGTTGCAAATGGTAGATGATAGCGTACAAGAAAAGGTATCTACTGGAATCTATGACCGTGAGGTTAGAATTGAAGGAACAAAATGGCAAGATGTAAATCCTTCTATTAAAATTGAAGTATCTAAAGAAAACCACATCTACGTAGATGGAAGATCTATGTAATGGAAAAAATTAATTTATTGCCTGGTATTAATGTATACAAAGGGCTGTTTAATAATGTTGAAAATATTTTAAATATTATTAAAATTTCAGAAGGAGACATAAAGGATCAGCACGAGCCTTCTGGTAAAGGGTTTATTCGTGACTGGGTAAAGTGGTATGATTTTGGAATAATGACTAACTTTGCTCCCGATCTTGTTGGCAAAAAATTAATGTCCTCCGAAGAAGATGAGTTAAAAAAACAAACTATATTTGAGCAGATTAAAACAAAACAAGAAATTGTAAATGTAATTGATTTTGTTTTTAATGACTATATGTCTGAATGGAAAAATGTTGTAGAGTGGCCTGATTATGTTAAAAACTTTGGGCTCTCTACAGAATATATTTCTCATATAGAACCAGATAATTCTAAAAGAAAACTAACCCTGCAACAAATTGATGCATTAAAACACAACATATACCCAGATAAAGATTTTGCAATAAACTTTCATTCGGATAGCTCTAGATACCATGAAGACGAGCCTGGCTTTAAACAAATGCTTTCTTTAACTATATATTTAAACGATGACTATGAAGGTGGGGAAATACAGTTTTTAAACGACAAAGAAAATAAACTTATTACCTATAAGCCAAAGGCTGGAGACATGACAATATTTCCTTCTTTCCATCCATTTTGGCATGCCGCAAAGCCAGTTGTAAGCGGTAGTAATAAATATCTTTTGCGTGTATTTATATCTTGGTACTATGATGGGTCTGAAAAATGGATACAAGGAAGAGATACATACGGTCTTGCAAAATGGGAATCAATGCAAGAAGACAGAGAAAATGATGAAGTTAATAATGGTAGCAACGAAAGAATGGTTTTGATTGACGGACAAGATCCCTACGATTACCCAGCAATCAAAGTTTATATTGAAAGCAGTAACAGCACTTATATAGATGGAAGGTTGATATAATGACTATCTTTTTATTAGGATTAATGCTAGGATTTACTATTGGGTATCCACTTGGATTATTCATAGACAAATGGGACAAAAGGATTAAAAATGGCGGAAGATAAGAATACTCTACAGCTGATTAGTGATATAACAGAGTTTAATGATCTGCATGAGTATATGCAAGATGAGCACTTAGACAAAGCATTGGCTATTGTTGTAAAGCTATTGATGACACCAGATGTTCCTTCAGCAAAAGCCCCTATGCTTATTATGGAGCTGCAGGCAATGTCTACTAAGTTTGCGGTAATGTCTTCTGTGTATTCAACCATTGCTAAAGATAAAGCGGGAACTGTAAATAACAACAAGAAGAACGTTTATTATTCAGTAAAGGAGTCCATAGACAAACTTGTAGATGCACTTAAGTATGTCGTTAGGTATAACTCATAAATGGCTAGAGATATTGTAAAGAACCTTAAGTTTAAGAAACATACTGGAAAGTTCTTTGACCCAGAAAAGTTTGCGTCATTGCTTGACGAGTCATATCGTAATACCAAAAGAGCAGACGGACAGATGACAAAGAAGTCATTTAGCCCAAGCTCACTTGGATATGGGCACGGAACATGCCCTAGATATTGGTATATGGCTTTTTCTGGTGCAGTATTCATTGATGACAACGATGCCGTAGCAGTTGCCAATATGGCACAAGGAACCCAGGCTCACGAAAGACTTCAAAAGCTTATTGCTACAATGCCAGAGTGGAAAGCGGAAGAAGAGGAAATTATTAATGAGTATCCTCCCATTAGAGGCTTTATAGATTTAATTATGGAGTACGATGGCGAGACTGTAATTGGTGAAATCAAAACGGCAAAGCAAGAGGTATGGGATACCAGACAATCAGAGATGAAGTCATCAGCAAACCACATGCTTCAACTATTAACTTATATGAAGTTAAAGAATGCCAAAGAAGGATTCTTTCTGTACGAAAACAAAAACACTCAAGAGATATTGATTATTCCAATATCAATGAATGATAAAAATAAAGCAATAATCGAAGAAGCATTTTCTTGGATGGAGCAGGTCTGGGATAACTTTCAGAATGGAGACCTACCAGTAAGGCCATCAGGATCAACTAAGTCAAAGATGCCATGCACATATTGCCCAGTTAAAAAGGCATGCTATGACAACTCTGGTCCCGTTGGCACAGTAGAAATAGATTTATATAAGGTTCCTAAAATATGATTTGTGCCAATACAGAATGCGCTAAAGACTTTGATTCTAAGACACATAATCAAAAGTATTGTTCAGATGAGTGCTGCAGGGTTGCAACAAACAAAAGAATTATGCAAAAGTATTATGAAAAAAAGGCTATTAAAAAAGGAGCAGTCAGGCTTTGTAAAAAATGTAAGTCCCAGCTAAGCAGGTATAACTCTGATGATGTATGCTCTTCATGCCTAAAAGAAACTAATTCAAAGTCTAGAAAATTGTTACAGGATATTATAGATGAAATTAGCTAGCCTAATAAAGACAAGGGCAAATAGGGTTTTAGGTATAGATGCCTCAACTAACTCTATAGCCTTTTGTTTAATGGAAGATGACGTCCCACTTAAATGGGGAAAGATTAATCTTGTAGGCGAAGATATATATGAAAAAATTCACGACGCTAAAAATAAAATGGCTATGATGTTAGATGAACTGAAGAGTGATTATATTGCTGTTGAAGGTGCCATACTTGTCAGATCACCTGATGCTGTGATAAAATTGTCCTATGTCTATGGAGTTGTTATTGCTGAGCTTATGTCTACTGGTGCTAAGGTTATTACTATTAGTCCATCCTCGTGGCAGGCGTACATTGGCAACAAAAATCCTACGAAAGATGAGAAGTCTGCAATAAGACTAGCTAATCCAGGGTATGCGGAATCTTGGTATAAAAATCAGTTAAGAAATATGAGAAAGCAAAGAACTGCTGATTACTTTAATAAAAAATATGGTTTAGAAATTATAGATTTTGATGTTGCGGATAGCTTTGGTATTGCACACTACAGCAACCAGGTGCTTACTAAGCGATGAAGCTTTATCAAAGTAAAGATTGGCTATATAGAAGATACATAGTTCAAAAGAAAACAGTTACAGAAATAGGTAAAGAGTGCGGGGTCTCTGCTATGACCATACAGAGATATTTACAAGAGTTTGGATTGTTGAGAAAAAAATGAGCGAGTACCCAAATAAAGATGGCGGATATCAGGCTTGGATAACAGACCTTCAGTTAATTGCAACAGATGCTCCTTCTGGCCACAAGATCATTAGAGAGTGTTTAGAGATTTCAGAGATGCTTATAAAGAAAAATATCTCATACGGAAACTCAGCACTAGATCCAATTCGCATATTTTCCAAGGCGGATTCAACAGAACAGATTCGTGTCCGCATTGATGATAAATTAAATAGAATTCAAAACGATAAAGCATTTCCTGGCGATAATGATATTGATGATCTAATTGGCTATCTAATTCTTCTTAAAATTGCTAACAAGTCTTAGTCAACTAAAACATGGTATAATTTATATATGAGCGAATTAGAGCCAGCGGTACACTTTGACAGAATGAACAGGGTTGTTCAAGAACTGCTAAAGGGCAACTCCGCAACACAAATAGCCACCAATACAGGATTCTCTAGAAAAGAGGTTCTTGAATATGTTGATGAGTGGAAGTCTGTAGTCCATAACGATACCAATTTAAGAGATCGTGCAAGAGAGGCAATCTCTGGAGCAGACGAACATTATGCAATGCTAATCAAAGAAGCCTGGAAGACCGTAGAGGATGCAGATACCCAAGGACAGCTCAGCGTAAAAGCAGGGGCCCTAAAGCTAATTGCAGACATTGAAACAAAAAGAATAGCTATGCTTCAATCTGTAGGTGTATTAGAGAATACTCAAATTGCATCTCAAATTGCCGAAACTGAAAGAAAGCAAGACATCCTTGTTGGAATCCTAAAAGAAGTGACTGCTGGGTGCCCTAAATGCAAGCTAGATGTTGCAAAAAGATTATCTCAGATAACAGGTATTGTTGAGAGTGTTCTGATTCATGAGTCAGATGTTGTCTAATACATTTCCATTTTCTGCAAGCGTAGACAATTTTAAAAAATTAAGTGATGGCATATGGGTATATAAAAAATTTATTTCTGATCAGGATTGTGATTCTATTACTGGTGTTGCAAGTAGCATCCCAGACAACATGTGGTTTGAAAGAGATTGGTATAAATCTACTAAGAAACAAATAAGCCACCTACTTCCAGTACACAACCATTTAAAATCTATTTTAAAAAAAGATTTTTATCTTGGAGAAAATCTTAGCCTTGTAAAATTTATAAAAGGTCAGACATGGAATCTTCATAAAGATAACCACGACTCAATTCATTTGTTTGAAGCTAACTTAAGTGTAAAAGAGGGCGATACCGTATACCCAGCTGAATATACTACCCATGGCGTTATATTTTATTTTAATGATTATGATGGCGCAGAGATATCATACCCAGAGATTGGAATGCAATACAAGCCAGAAAAGGGTGATATGCTAATTCATAGATCAGACATATCTCATGAGGTGCTGGCCTTAGAAAGCGATATAAGATATACACACTCTAATAAAATTTTTGTATATATTGATGTCCCATTGGGTGTAAAATGAGCTTTGATTTTTCTGACCTAATAGATATTCTGGACGGCGAAGAGTTTGAAGAAAAGCCAGTAGATTTAAGGACATTTGTAAATGATCCAAACTACTTGGGGTTGCCGCCTCTATCAGAGTATCAATACACTTTAATTGAAAAAAGCTCTCAGATTTATAAAGAGTCCACGCTAAAAAAATTATTTGGCGAAGAAGAAGGTGCCACTAGATTTAAACAAACTGCTAATGAAGTTGTAGCACAGCTAGGCAAAGGCTCTGGAAAAGATTATTGCTCAACAATTGCTGTAGCTTACATAGTTTATTTACTACTATGTTTAAAAGACCCAGCAACATATTATGGCAAGCCTCCTGGTGACTCGATTGATATTATTAATATTGCTATAAACTCGCAGCAAGCAAGCAATGTGTTTTTTAAAGGCTTTAGAAGCCGCATAGACAAGTCTCCATGGTTTGTTGGTAAATACTATGCAAAGGCATCTGAAATCCAGTTTGACAAGGCAATCACAGTTCATTCTGGGCACTCGGAAAGAGAGGCGTGGGAAGGATACAATGTTATAGTTGTTATCCTAGATGAGATTTCTGGTTTTGCTATAGACAATACAACTGGTCACGATCAAGCAAAAACAGGTAGCGCTGTATACGATATGTATAGGGCATCGGTAGACTCCCGTTTCCCAGATTTTGGCAAAGTCATTCTTCTTTCATTCCCTAGATTTAAGAACGATTATATACAGCAAAGATATGATGCAGTTGTAGGAGAAAAAGAAACTGTAATCAGGGATCATAAATTTAAGATGTACGAAGAGCTTCCAGACGGAACAGCAGGAAATGAATTTGAAATACAGTGGGAAGAAGACCATATCATATCTTACAAGATACCTAAAGTATATGCTATTAAGCGCCCGACTTGGGAGATCAACCCAGTTAGAAAAATTGATGACTTTAAGACAGCCTTCTATACAAACCCAACAGACGCTTTATCAAGATTTGCTTGCATGCCACCTGACGCAGTTGATGCATTTTTTAAATCAAGAGAAAAAGTAGAAAAAGCTTTTAGCGTAGGACAAATAGCAGTAGATACATTTGGAAGACTGGAGGAGTGGTTTCTCCCAGACCCAGATAAAAAATATTATATCCACGTAGACTTAGCGCAGAAGCATGACCATTGTGCCGTTACTATGGCACACGTTAATAGGTGGGTCAATGTTAAAGTAACAGACACCTATTCACAGCCCGCTCCAATTGTGGAGATTGACGCTGTTAGATACTGGACCCCGACCCCAGATAAATCTGTAGATTTTACTGAAGTAAAAGACTATATTCTGTCTCTTAAAACAAGGGGATTCAATATAGCAGCATGTACCTTTGACAGATGGAACTCTCATGATATGATGCAACAACTAAAACAATATGGCATCAATACAGAGATTCTGTCTGTCGCTAAAAAACATTATGATGATATGGCTATGATCGTTGCGGAAGAAAGACTTATTGGCCCACACATACCTCTGCTTATAGATGAGCTTTGCCAGCTTAGAATAATGAGAGACAAAGTGGATCACCCAAGAAAAGGTTCCAAAGACTTAGCCGATGCTACTTGTGGTGCAATATTTAATTCAATTAGCAGAACTAGATTTGATAATAATCAAGAAATAAATATACATACATATGAGTCGATGAACTACGACAATGATTTTGGGGCAAAAGATGACCCTGATATAACATCTTACAATATGATCAGAGCACCAAGAATGCCTGAAGACTTAAAAGAAGCAATGGACAGGATGCAAATAATATGAGCGAATACCAAGAAAAAGCAAAAGAATGTAAGTGCTGCACTAAGCATGTTCCTCTACCAACCGTACTTAAGGAGTATAATGGAAATGTAGTGTGCCCAACAACGTTTTCAAATATTGTTGAGTATAAAAGAATTTGGGAGTCTTTTGGTTCAAGGCCAATGGGATCAATTAGAAAACATTTTTCTGAGTACGTACAAAGCATAGTAGAAAAAGACTTTTAATGGAAAAACAATCTGATAGTGCTATAGGAAAAGAATTTTCTGATTTTGTTAATGATAAATTTAATTGGAAGAATTCCAGCTATGAAATAATGAAAGTGCCAAAAGGCTATTATTTATATAACATTAACTCTAAGCTTTCCTGGACACCAGAAGATAATAAGGAAGTATATTCATTAAATTCTATGGGTTACAGAACAGAAGAATTTGCAGAAAATAGAAGGATGGTTTTTGCGGGATGCTCACAGTCAGTTGGCGAGGGTGTGGTAAATGATGGAGTGTGGGGGAATATTTTATCAAAAACCCTAGGACTAGACTCCTATAACTTAAGTATTAGCGGAGCTAGCACCCAGATTATTGTTCAAAATCTGATAGGATTTTTTAAAACTTACGGAAACCCAGAATTTTTATTTTGTTTGTTTCCAGAGTTTACAAGAATTCAAATGAAGTCTAGAATAGAATTTATGAAAAGTAGATACGAAAAGGATAAGTATGGCAGAAGAGAGTATTCTCTGGTCCCAAACCACTTCAATCCAGAAAAAGATGTAAAGTATTCTAAAGCCCCTCATATTGCTGAAGACATTATTCCGTCTGAATTATTATTTTCAATAAATCTTGATTATATAAGAATGCTAGAGATTTATTGCAAATTAAATAAAATCAATTTTCGTTGGGGCACTTGGGATGGCGATCAAGACTCTTATTTAAATGATAATATTAGTAAAATGGATTTTAAAGACTACGTATATTTAGAACAAAAAAATTGGTATGATGGTGTAGAAATAGATTCCAATTCTTTTTATAAATACGACCCAATAGAAATAGATTCCAATTCTTTTTATAAATACGACCTATCTGTTAAAGGCAAAGACAAAGATAATCTTTTGATTAACTGCCATGAAGATTTTAAAAACCAGTATAAAAAAAATTTTAATATAGCAATGGACGATGAGTTTAAAATCGGTCAAAGGGGGCACTTCCCAGTCCACAAACATATACATATCGCAGAAGCTTTTGAAAGGTCCCTGCATGATAAAAATTAAATATTTTATTTATACAATAATAAGAAAAATTACTAGAAAAAAAAATAAAGATAAGCCTAGGTTTATTTACTAATGACTATAATATTAGGAATTAATGAAACTTCTCACGATGCATCCGTCTCTTTAATTAAAGATGGCGAGATACTTTTTGCGGGGCATGCAGAAAGATATAGTAAACAAAAAAATGATTGGTATAACAACAAAGAAATTATCTTAGATGCATTAAACTATGGAACACCAGATGCTATAGCCTATTATGAAAAGCCTTGGCTTAAAAAATCCAGAATAATGCTAAGAGGGGGAGCAGCAGACTGGAAGCCAAACATTCCTTTAGATGTTCCAGTACACTACTTCAAACATCATTACTCTCACGCAGCAGCAGGGTACTATACAAGCGCATTCAATGATGCATGTATTGTAGTCTTAGATGCAATTGGTGAGTTTAATACCTCAACAATATGGGTTGGTGAGGGCGACAAGATTAAACTTAAGTATAAGCAGAACTATCCAGTTAGTTTTGGATTATTCTATTCAGCCTTTACTCAGTTGATTGGACTTATGCCAAACCAAGAAGAATATATTATGATGGGGATGGCTGCCTATGGAGACTGGCAAAAGTATTATAAAAAAGTAGACGAATATTTCCCAAGTTATGATAAACAAAAATATAATTTTCATAAAGGAATAACTGACTGGGGTTGGATTTCAGAACAAGATAAATTTGATATAGCAGCAGCAGTACAAATGGTATACGAGCAAAGGCTAAATCAATTTATGCGTATGGCAAAAAGTTTAACTGGCAAAAATAATTTAGTATTCATGGGTGGATGTGCACTAAACTCATCCGCAAATACACTGCTGTGGAAAATATTTGATATGATTTGGATAATGCCCAACCCTGGTGATGCTGGTAGTTCTTTAGGCGCAGCAGCAGCCCTATATGGAAAGCATCTTGACTGGAAGACTCCTTATCTTGGCTATGACCTTGGTGGAGAGTACCCTGTTCAGAAAATTTTGGACGGCATATTGAAAGACGGAATCGTAGCCGTAGCAACAGGAAGAGCTGAATACGGACCCAGAGCACTTGGCAATAGGAGTATACTTGCTGATCCAAGGGATCCAAACATTAAAGATAAAGTGAATTTAATTAAACAAAGAGAATTGTTTAGGCCATTCGCACCAGTTGTTCTTGCGGATCACGCACACAAATGGTTTGATATGGATTTTGAAAGCCCATATATGCAGTACACTGTCAAGTGCTTACAGCCAGAAAAGATACCTTCGGTTGTGCATGCGGATGGCACATCAAGAGTACAAACTGTTACAAGAGAGCAGCATCCTGGTCTTTATAGAGCAATAAATAAATTTTATTTAAAAACAGGAGTGCCAGTTTTATTAAATACAAGCTTAAACATAAAAGGACAACCATTGTTAAATAATGATAAAGATGCTATTGACTGGCAGACTCATTATGGATATAATATACTAACTGGCGCCAGTAGCTTAGTTGGTTAAAGCCCCGAACTCATAATTCGGTAATCGTAGGTTCGAGTCCTACCTGCCGCACACCTTTGTAGCTCAGCGGAAGAGCAACAGACTTCTAATCTGTAGGTCGCTGGTTCGATCCCAGCCAGGGGTACGTTCCTATAGCTCAGCTGGTAGAGCAGCAGACTTTTAATCTGCGGGTCGATGGTTCGATACCATCTGGGGACACAAAATAGTATAATGGAGATATAATGACAAATATATTAATAGTGGGAGATTCACACACAGCAAAGCTTGGCAACTGTGTGCCAGACGTATTCTTAAGAGAAAATGTTGGGTTGGAATTTAAAGACTCAGAGCAGAATTATGTAACCAGATATATATTGGATGGCAACGAAGTATGGCTCAGAGACTCCTTGAGAATGTACGAAGACTCTAAGCTTAAAATATGGATGTCTTCTCACCCTGGAAGATCTGCTCTAAACTATGATTTTAATAACTTTGCAAGCGGGACACAGAAATATATTCTTGATAATTGGAATGTAGAAGGCAATATAGTTGTGCCTTGGCTAGGATACATTGATATTAGGAACTGGCTACCTCAGACCCATTTAAACAATTACAAGTCAGCAGAAGATGTTGTATCTAGATACATTGATAATGTTTTAAATAAGTTTGACAAATGTCGTATTGTATTTATGGAACCTCTTCCACAATTTATATGCATTATAACCAATGGGTGGAGAATTAATTCAAGCGACCCAGACATTGAATTTGAGCGGAGATATGAGCAGCACCTAGTGTTTGTAGAGGAGCTTAGAAAACAATGCCTAGAAAGAGGGCTGGAGGCCCCGATAAGGGTGGATGAGATACTAGGTACAGACATGATTGAGCCATACATGCAGCCTAAAAAACCTTTAAAGATTTTATTAAATGACCATATGACTCAAAAGTACTATGAAAAGATAGTCAGGCATATAGCAAAGACTATATAATAATTGATAGAAATGGTATACTGGGATTTATGGAAAATTTAAAGAAAACCGTAGTAGTGACTGGAGCCTCATTTGGCATAGGCAAGGCAACAGCAAAGCTGCTTGCAGAAAATAATTTTCATGTTATAGCAATTGCAAGAAGTATAGATGAGCTTAAGTCCATAGAATCAGACAATATAGAGGTCTACCAAATGGATATAACAAATAGATCAGAAGTAGAAAATTTTGGCAAGTATATCTATGATAGAAAAATAGATGCGTTAGTTAATAATGCAGGTGGTGGATTTAATTTGCCAAATAACATATTAAATGATGATGTTGATAACTGGAAAAAAGCTTATGATCTAAATGTTATTGGTGCAATGGATATGACAAAAACTGTAGCACCATCAATGATAAAAAATGGTGGAGGAAACGTTGTACTAATTACATCAATGGCTGGCCACTTTGTTTATCGTGGAGGAAGTAGCTATACGGTTGCAAAGCATGCAGAAGTAGCACTTGCAGAAATATTAAGATTTGAATTATTGGATAAAAATATTAGAGTCACAGAGATAGCGCCAGGCAATGTAAATAGTCGTGGTGATCGTGACAGGCACAATTGTTTAAACCCAGAAGATGTTGCGGATGCAATCAGATGGGCGCTCATGGTACCAGAACATGTAAATATAGAAACGCTCTCTATATTACATATAAATAATCTAAGTAGATAATAGGAGAAATAAAATGGCAGCAAAAGGAAGTTTAGAAGCAATTATTGAAGTTGCAAAAAAAGAAGTTGGAACTATTGAGGGTCCAAAAGATAATGAAACAAAGTATGGTGCATGGATGAAGGTTAACTTCCAGCCATGGTGTCAATCGTTTGTTTCTTGGTGTGCTTTCACAGCTGGTGTAGCAAAGTTTCCAAAGTCGGCATCAACAGTAGCAGCCTCCGATCAGTTTAAGAAAGAAGGACGTTGGTCAGATGCACGTAATGACGACCCACAGGCTGGCGACTGGATCTATTTTGATTTTCCAGATGATGGCGTAAATCGCATTTCACATGTTGGCCTATGCATTAAAAATAATGGAGACGGAACAATTCAGGTTATTGAGGGAAATACTTCTGGAACAGCAAAAGGAGATCAGCGCAATGGTGGAATGTGTGTTGAAAAAACTCGTGCCTATGTAAAGGATAACAAAAAAAAGCTACTTAATGCAGTTGTTGGTTGGGGCAGACCAGTATATGCTGGAGAAGAAAATGCACCTCTTTTAAATAAGTTGGCACCCGCACCAGCAAAGAAAGCAGCACCAGATAAGCCAGCTGCAAAAAAAGTAGCACCAAAGAAGATTAAGTAATGTACGAATACTATGTTAGAAAAGTAGAGGGTGTAGTCGATGGGGATACAATTGACGTCCTCATCGACCTTGGTTTTGATATCCTGTTCGCTTCTAGGGTAAGACTAGCTGGAATAGACACTCCAGAATCAAGAACAAAAGATCTTGCGGAAAAAAAGTTAGGTCTTGAGGCAAAAGAATACCTTAAGTCTAAATTAAAAGATGCAAAAAATGTAAAGATAAAAACTGAAAAGATGGACTCCTCAGAAAAGTATGGAAGAATACTTGGATGGCTATTTATTGACGATCAAACCATATCTATAAATGAGCAGATGATTACGGACGGGCATGCTTGGGGATACCTAGGAGATACTAAAGTAAAAGATTTTGATGCTTTAGCTAAAGCGAGGAAAAAGAGCGGTAAGTAATGCCAGTATACGAATACAAGTGTTCATATGATGATGCACACCCAACAATGTCAACTCATAGATCAATTAAAGATGAAGATCCAGGCTACACGTGTGTAGAGTGTGACTCAGAAATGACTAGACACTTTACTCCTTTTGGCATACAGTTTAAGGGCAATGGATTTTATAAAACAGATAATCCTAAGTAGTTTAAACTAACATTCTGCTATAATTACTAAGTAAACAAAAATATTGTTTTACTTAGGAGATCCTAATTGACCAAAAGGATTAAGTACTTTTTAACCAGCCTTTTTATTGTGGGCTGGCTTTTTCTTTTCGGTCCAAGCCTTGCTTATGCTGAGGATGTGCCACAACCATCCGAACAAGTTGTAGTAAGTCCCGCACAGTCAGCAGTTAATACAGCGCTTGCAACAGCAACAACAGAAGTAGCACAAGCAGCACAGGCCTCAGACACGGCAACAGTAACAATAGCAACAGCTGTCCAAGCAGTAACAGTATCTAATGCAGCCGTAGCTGAAGCAAATACTGCGGTCACTGCAGCAACTACTGCGGTATCAGAAGTATCAAATGTGTCTACGGCGGTAGAAACAGCAACTGCGGTTACACAGGGAGTTACATCAGCTGTAACAGCCGTTACCCAAGCAGTAGCAGCGATCCCAGTAAGTGCTACAACTCAAACCCCAGAAGTTGTTGTAGCCCAAACTGCCGTAACGGCAGCAATCCCAGTAGTTGAATCTGCAACCGCAACAGTTATAGCAACAGCAACCCCTTTAATGACGGAAACGCCAACCACCGTTACTCAAGTGGCCACCGCAATTACAACAGAAGTAGCACAGGCCGCAACAGCCTCTACTGCAATACAGGTAGCTCAGGCAACAGTAGATACCGCAACTGCCACAGTAGCAACGGCAACCACGGCGGTAGCAGCAGTAACTACTGCAACTACAGAGGCACAGACACAATTAACTCAGGCAAATGTTGCTATTAATAATGCTCAAGATGCAGTCAATGCTTTGGTAGCCACAGTTGGAACAACATCAAATGTTTTAGCAAATACAGATGATGCGGGTATCCGCATGAACCTTCCATTTAATTTACAAATGGGTGGAGTCACATATAATAATGTTTACGTAGGATCTAATGCAACTATTACCTTTGGAGTAAATGAAGGTAGTACATATCATACAACGCCTAATGCCCCTTCAATTTCTGTAGCGGGGTATGACTGGACTACATGGAGTAATGGATCTGGTATTACTTATTCAACAACAACCAATACTCTATCTATTGCGTGGGACCTTAGAGTATATCCTCTTACTACTGCCGAGACACAGATGACTCAAGTTCGATTTAATGCCGATGTTAACCCAGCAGATGGCGCATGGCAAGCAGATGTAAGCGTGACTGGACCAATACCAAATGGCGCTAGGTTTAATGTAAGAGAGACAACTGGGGGTGCCGTAACAGCTATTGCTAATACAAGCACTACTACAGGGTTTACTGGAACAATTAATCAAGGTGCTGCATTTACACCTACTCCTGATCCAGACAATGCAACAGTACTAGCGGCAATTGATACAGCAAATGCACAAATTGCTACATTAAACTCAGCAGTTACGGCGATTGTTGCAACAAATACAGCAAATACAACGGCCGCAGTAGCAATTCCTGTAATCGCTACTGTTTCTGCAAACACTGTGACTGCATTAACAACAGCAACTACAACATTAACTACAAAAGTAGCAGATATTTCAGTTGTTTCAACAGCAGTAGAAACAGTATTGGCAGCACCAACGGTTGTTGCTACCGCACAAGCAGTAATTAATGCAGTTCCTGCACCAGCTCCTGCTCCACCTACACCAGTTGAACCACCCGTAGTCGTGCCACCTGTAGACACTACACCCGTAGTCGTGCCACCTGTAGACACTACACCCGTAACTACCACACCAGTTGATACCACACCTGTGGAAACAGAACCAGTTGATACCACACCTGTGGAAACAGAACCAGTTGATACCACACCTGTGGAAACAGAGCCAGTAGACACAGAGCCTGTGGAAACAGAACCAGTTGATACCACACCTGTGGAAACAGAACCAGTTGATACCACACCTGTGGAAACAGAGCCAGTAGACACAGAGCCTGTGGAAACAGAGCCAGTAGACACAGAGCCTGTGGAAACAGAGCCAGTAGACACAGAGCCTGTGGAAACAGAGCCAGTAGACACAGAGCCTGTGACGGGATCAGAAGAAGATGTAACTAATACAGTTGATGATGCATTAGCAGATGGAAAAATTGATAGCGAAGAGGTTGATGCAATTGCAGAATCTATGGCAGCAGATGGAGAGATTGATGCAAAAGAAACTGATCAATTAATTGAAGCATTGGCAGAAGATGGCAAAGTTTCTGTAGCAGATCAAGAAGCTGTACTAGAAGCACTTGCGTCAGATGGAGAAGTATCAAAAGAAGATGTTGCAGCAATTGTTGCATTGGCTAGTTCAGATGGTAAATTATCTGAAGCAGAAAAAGATATTGTTGCTGATGCGTTAATTCAATCAGTTCCAGAAGGTGAAAATCTTAGTAAAGAACAGGTAGCCGAAGCTGGAATTAAATTAGCAGATCTACCACCACAGACACCAGTTGATGTTCGTACATCCGAAAATGGTGAGGCTGTTGTTATTGCAGCAGAGGTTGCCGTTCAAGTAGAACTAGTTTCCGACCCAGCAGCATTTGCAGCAGAATTATTTAATGACCCTGGAGCAGCATTAGAAGCATTGGGTAGCATAGGCGCAGATATGACAGAAAGCGAAAGAGAAGAAGCAACCGAAATGGTTGTAGCAACAGTTGTAGCAGCAGGAGCAGCGTTAAATGCTGTTGGAGCTGCGACAGGTTCCACTGGAGGATCTACGGGAGGTTCTGGCGGGAACTCAGGTGGATCAAGTGGAGGAGGAGCCTCTGGCGACTCTAAGGGAATAAGGAGAAGAAAAAATGATTAATTATATTAAAAGAGTACTTCAAGATATGATTGACCAGCTATGGACACTTCTAGGTATGTTTATTGCCTGGGTAGTTCTTGATGGCTCAGCAAAGACCATAGTGGGGTATGCAATTATATGTACATTAATTGCATGGGCAATCACATATCCGATTAGAAATAGAAATGAGGAGTAGTAATGGCAAAAGCATATATTGAAGAGCCAACACAAGTAGGATCAGGAGCAATTGCAAGCATCAATAATATTATTATGCGAATAATTGCAGTATTTGCAGCATCTGGATTATCAGTAATTGGAGCAGGTGCAGTAGTAGGAATTAGCACAGCTAAAGCAGTAATATTAGCTGGGACTCTTGGCGTTGCCACCGTAGTTGAAAGGCTTGCACGAGGCTTCCTAGATGATGGCAAATTAACTGTAGCAGAAATTAATGCAGCATTTTCAGCAGTAGATAAAAAAGCTGCTAAGTAATGATATAATTATACTATGAATAAATATCGCATTAAATTAGATGTTGAGGTTGAAGTAGAAGCCTTTAATACAGAAGATGCATCAGAATATATTCATGATATTTTTAATATAGATGACGAAATTAAAAAAGTTAATATCGTTAAAATAACAACTAAATAGTCGTTGACAAACCCGCTGTTTCCCGTGTATACTTACATAGTACAGCGGTTTTGTGCGTAATGGTCCATAGCTCAGTTGGTAGAGCGCCAAACTGTTAATTTGGATGTCCCAGGATCGAGACCTGGTGGACCAGCGTACGCCCGAATGGTGGAATCGGTATACACGACAGACTTAAAATTTGTTGCTTCATCGCATGTCGGTTCAAGTCCGACTTCGGGTACTAGAAAAGGTAAAAGTAATTTGTTACATCTAACGGAGAAAGGTGTTGAGGTTTTTATTAAAAGATCTCAAACAAAATTACAAGAATCATTTTGGAATAACTATGATCTTGTAATTTGGAAAAAAGATAGTGGCGGCTATACTGATGTAAAAGGCATGTATAGGAAAGATGCTTGGGGTAAGGCAGAAAAGATTTCTGTCAGCCGTGAAGGAATCTGGGAACTGCCAAAACGATATGTCAAATATTTTAAATAGCTTAAATGTAGATGAAGATAATTTAGATTGGTACAAGCTAGCTCTTTGCTTGGGAATGGACACCAATCTTTTCTTTGATAAGTATGAAGTAGATATCAATATAGCAAAAAGCATAGACGAGGCATGCCTATCATGCCCAGTTATTAAGTTATGCTATGACAGTGGTGTAGCAAATAGTGATTATGGAGTATGGGGTGGAGTTTATTTAAATTCTGGATCTAATGACAAGGTTAGAAATGCACATAAGACAAAAGAAGTATGGAAAAGAATAAAGGAAAAGCATGTTTATTGATAAAAATAAAGATCATTTTAAATATGGTGTCAATGAGTGGACTGGTGAACCAAATAAGCCAACATTTTATAATAAGGATATGGCACTTAAAATAAGGGAGCTAAAGAAGCCAGACGGAAACTTACAGATGGATATTGTAAAGTATCCAGATTTCCTAGCAATAAGGCTTTACGAAGATAATTTTGCACAATACGACGGCTCAATGAGAGTCAGAGTTATAGAGTATGTAGAAATGGTAAAAAATATTTTGGAATCATATGGCGTTAGAGTAGAGCTTGAAGGAAAGCCAGGAGGAAGAAGATGAATTACGATCAGCCAAACGAGCAACCAAGAATTCATAGGATTGCTCCAGTAAATCAAAACATAGTAGATAATTTAGAAAAATGGCATGCAAACAGATATGATAAAACAAAAAACAATACATTCATGGTTGGCATATCAAGAGATGGAGAGACTCCGCACAGATCTTTATACAGGTTCTCAAGTCCAATAGATGCAGTAAATGCATATAATGAATATCAAGACTGGGGATTTGCAAAAAAGTTTTTAACAGTTACTTTGTACATGACCAATGGAGATATTGAAGAAAAAGTGCTTCATGCACCATCGGCTGGAGAGTGTGTATTTGAGAGACATCAGTACTATATTGCAGCAAGAATTTTGTCTGAGGCAAAAGAAGGAATGACAGAAGAAGTTTATAATGAGCTGGTAAGACAATTCGCACTACTTTTCTCTCATGACAGCTACAGGTTTGACCCAGAAAGATTTTTTGCTAACTGCAAATCTTCAATGACAAAGGCGGTGGAATAATGGATAAAGTGCTATGTTATTCTTGTAATAAAAGTAAAAATGAGCTTGCAACAAAAAAATCATTGCTTATGCCAATTAATTTACTTCTTTGCAAATCCTGTACGGAAAATAAAATTGAGCCAAGATGGATAATTATTTTGGCTGGCAGGCAATATGGTGCTGAGCATGTTAAAGAATATATTGCAAAAAAGAAGTATATTGGACTAGACATAACGGCGTCTGAATTATTAATTTAGCATAAATAATAAGGTATAATTATAGATATAATGAATATCTCTATAACTCAGATACTAATAACTCTGTTCGCTGCATCTATAAGTGGTGTATTTACTGCGTGGATAAACTCTAGGCGAGTAAAAAAAGATAAAATTGCACAATTAGCAGATAAAGCACACGACCAGCTATTACTAGAAATCAAGGACCTTCAGATTAAGCTCTATAAATTAGAGAAAGATCTGAATGAGTGGAAAGATAAATATTTTGAAGCCTTACAGGAATTAATTCGTGTCAAGGCAGAATTAGAAGGAACTATGCTTAAATTAACCCATATAGAAATGCATTCCGATGAGGACTAGCACTACAAATATAAAAATAGTATACTGATAGTATGACCTGCATAGTAGCCATTGCCCAAAACGGAACCGTATATATGGGTTCCGATCACGCCGCATCAGATGATAAAACTGGCTGGATACTGTCAAGAAAAGAGCCTAAAGTTTTTAAAGTTGGGCAGTATGGCATTGCATTTACTGATTCTTTTAGAATGGGTCAGATTCTTCAATACTCGTGGACTCCACCAAAATATACTCCGACAAAAACTAATTCTGGATTAGATAAGTTTATGAGAACTAAGTTTATTGATTCTGTTAAAGTTGCATTTAAAGATGGTGGATACGGAAGTATTGGATCTTCTTCTGAAGAAGACACTGGCGGTATTTTTATAGTTGGGGTTTGCGGAAGACTCTTTACAATAGATGAAGACTTTCATGTTGGAGAGAATGTTGTAAACTATATGGCAGAAGGCAGTGGGGGAATGATAGCGCTTGGAGCCCTGCATGCAACAAAGAAGCAAAGAAACCCTAGACTTAGACTAAAGGCTGCGTTAGAAGCAGCAACTGAGTTTAATATGAGCGTAGCAGCCCCCTATACATACATCCAAATTTAGTGTATAATTGGTTTATGAAGACTGTTGCGTCAATACTTATAGCATTTTTTATCATATCTTTAATCAAATGGTTCAAGGCTAGATATACTGTTGGAATTTACTACATAAACAAGTTAGAGGAACAAGAGTCAGAGTCCCAGCAAAGAAAATACCCAATAGATATAACAGACTTGAAGCCAGAAAATTATGATCATGCCATGGACTTAAGGGGAGCACCAACCCATCTATGTCCTTGCGGATGCAATATATGGAACGTAAAGGTTATCTTTGAAGAATTTGAAATAGCAACATACTTTCTTGATATGGAATGTGCCAATTGCGGTAGCATGGCAACAGCACCAACACTACTAGACAGAGAGATACAAGAATGAGAAAGTCAGAAAGATTGAGACAGCTTGAAATGGCTGTTGTTAGAATGGAAATGCACATTGAGTTGCTTACTTTAAGTATATCTAATTTATTAGAAACACAAGGCATGGCTCCTATGCAGCCTACAGAATCGCTAGACAGCGGAAAATGGTATAAAAGACCCACTGAAACCCCTTGACATTCTGATATTATTTAGTAGAATTATGTTATGAATAAAAAACTAATAACTGCGTTAATCGCAATCACACTAGCCGTACCTACAACCGCTCATGCAGCGGGAATACAGAACCGCACAGGTTCAACGCCAGCAGTTGCTATCTTAGATACAGCAATTGACACATCACTACCAGCATTTCAAGGTAAAATTATTCAAGAAGTTTGTATTCTAGAATGGACAACATGTCCTAACGGTCAGTCCTTTATGGAGGGCTCTGGCGCAGCATCTATGCCAGCAAATCTAATTAAGCTGGGTGGATTTGATCATGGAACACTAATGACATCTGTATTTGTAAGAACTAACCCAAACGTAAACATTGTTTTTATTAAAATTATTGGGAATAGCTCAACTGGATTGAGACAAGTTGCAGGAGAAGCAGCGGTTTATAACGCTCTTAATTGGGTAAAGGCCAATGCGTCAAAGTACAACATTCAGGCAGTTACAATGTCTCAAGGAATGCATAACCTTGGACCAGCAGGAACAGATTATTGTCCAAAAACTCCAATAACTCAGCAATCAGTTAAAGATTTGATCGTTATGGGTATTCCAACATTTTTCCCTTCAGGCAATGGCCGTGACTACAAGCGCATCGATTGGCCAGCATGCCTAGATGAATCTATTTCCGTTGGTTATGTGGACCAGCAAAATGAAATTTCAGTTAATAGCAACAATGACATTGAAAAACTAGATTTCTTTGCACCAGGATTCTTTACAGTTCCTGGAGTCGGTAATATTGCAAAAAATATCTCAGGATCATCTGCTTCAATTCAAGTAGCGGGAGCGCAATGGATTCAGCTAAAGTCAGCAAATCCTTCATATACATATGATCAATTGCTAAATGCCTTTCGTTCGACCACATCTTCTACAGTTGGAAGACAGGGTACTTTTAATAAATTGATCAATATTAACGGAGCGCTTGCATACAAGCCTGTTGCAGTCGGTCCCACACCAGCAGAACTTGCTGCACAAAAAGCAGCGTCTGATGCAGCAGCAAAAGTTGCAGCACAAACCGCTTTAAAGGCTGAGATTGACAAGGCAATTGCAGTAGCACAAGCAGAATATGATGCTACAGTAAAAGCAGCAGCAGATAAGCTTGCTGCATACAAATCAGCGCAGTTAGCACGACTAAATGGATAACAAGCTAACCGTACTTGAAGAAATTATTAAAGAGATTGGTGAGGAGTTGTACCAGAAATGGTACAACGCCCTTGCTATTGAAGACAGAACTGAAGATGCTTCAAAAGCGATGTCAGTTAATGCAGGAGAAACCGCAGTTTGGGTAATCCAAACATTTATGAATAAATTTAATAAAGCAGCGGATGAATTAAAGGGAGAGTAAGTTGATTGTTACAGATGAAAGTTTTGATAAAGTTCTTGAGTCACACAACTTAGTTCTTATCGACTTTTGGGCCCCATGGTGTGGTCCATGCAAAAAGGTGTCTCCTATACTAGATGAGATATCAAATGAGCGTGGATTATGGATTGGAAAGTTAAATGTTGATGAGAATCCAATCAAATCAGCAGAATACTCTGTAACCACTATCCCATATATGGTACTATTTAAGTCTGGGAAGCCAATTAAAACTATTGTTGGCGCCAAGCCCAAGCACGTAATGCTTGAGGAGCTTTCAGAATGGATCTAGAAGATGAAGAAGGATACATTAATCATGTAGAGTTTGAAATATGGCTCAAGAATGGTTATGACAGAGGCTGGATATCAGATGTATTTTGTAATACACATGATGGTCCGCCAATGACAGAAGAAGAAATGCAAGAGTGGGATGAAGGCGGAGATCCGTGCTCTTTCCAAGTAAAAGTAATAGAACTAAACTAAATTTCTGTTCTCATCAAGAGGCAGAGGAAATAAGGAGAATAAATTAAATGAACTCATTTAAGAAAGTAACGCTAATCATCGCTGCAGCCCTGACTAGCACAATGCTTGTATCACCAGCAGCTAACGCTAACGCTGGAACTGTCACACTAACGGTGGCGGGATCTGCAGCAACAGGTGGAACAGTAGTAACAACCCCTGTAGCACTACCAGTACCAGCAGATAACAGCATCGATGCAGCAGATGCATTGAAGATTGCCGTGACATCAGTAGACACAGGCACAGTAGTAACAGCAGTTGCAGTTAATGCAACAATTGTTCCTGCTCTAGCAACATCAGCAGCGCCAGTAACTGCATCAAACGGTTCTTCAACACTTTCAGTTTCAACAGGAACTGGAAACTCAGCAGACTTTTATGTATATACTAAGAGCACATCAGTAGGATCAGTATCGATTACTCGTGCTGGAACTACAACAATTTATTATGTACAAGGTACCGCAGGTGCTTTGAACTCAATTACACTAACTGCTCCTGCATCAGCAGCAGCAGGCACATCACAGGTGCTTAAGGTGTCTGGATACGACGTGTTTGGTAATCTAAAGGGTGGGGCCACAATTAATACTTTGGTTTCAAGCTCAGGAGCAGCATTGGCAACAGCGCTGACAACAGACACAGCAGTAGCAACTCTTGGAACCAAGGAGCAAACTGTAACAGTTCCTGCAACTGGCTCAATCACAGTAGTTGCATATGCAACTGTAGCTACAGCCGTAACAGGCCTAGCAACACCAGTCGGCTCTGTAAGCGCTACAATTGTAGTTCGTGATATTGCAGCAGAACTTGCAGCAAAGAATGCAGAACTTGCAGCAGCAAATCAAGCACTAGCAACAGCTAATGCAGCACTAGCAGCAGAAAAGGCTGGACGTGCAGCCGACAAGGCAGCAGCAGAATCAGCAGCAGTAACTGCTAAAGCAGCATCTGATCTTGCTACTGCAACAGCAGCAGCAAAGTACAAGGCGGAATACAATGCGCTTGCAACTAAATGGAACAAGAAGTTCCCTAAGTTGAAGGTAGCATTAAAGAAGTAAATAACTTCAATTAAAGGGGCAGGACTTAGGTCTTGCCCCTTTAATAATTAAATGATAGAATTGGATTATGGAATCAAACAAAAGAAGTTTATATAAGTCAATTACTTGGCCAGCAGTTCATATTGGATTTGTTGGCACGATAGTCTATTTCTTTGAAAAGGCTATAACTGGCGAAGCTCATTGGGAGTATGCTGGTACATTTGCTATTATTTACACGGCATGTGAAATGATCGGGTATTTTTTACATGAAAGACTTTGGTCAAAGTTTGGACATAAGGTTAAATAATGGGAAAACATTTAGAAAAAATGCAACGTGCATTAGCACAAAGACAGGCTGCCACATACGCCAGCGGTCAAAAAAAACCAGGATCAATGAATATTAAAAAAACTGGTTATAGAGGACAGAAAGCACAAGGTTCAAAGTAACTAATGCCCGATCACATTTGTGAGATTAAAGATTGTCAACAACAGTCTAAGTATATAACAACTACAGATTCTAAAATGATAGAAATCTGCAAAGAACACTATAACGAAAAATATAAAAATTGAAAAAAGAAGACCTTAAAGAGCAAACACTTTTAGCAATAGAATTAGATAAAGCATACAAAAAGCAGATTGAAGAAAATAATCCAATAGCTGGGCCTTGGGTATCCGCAACGTTTATATGCCCAGATTGCTTAACTCAAATTGATATTAAAACAAGGCTTAAGTTTGAGGGGCCATTCAGAATTGCTTGCCCTTGTAAATATTCTGGCATGCATAGAGCAACGGCTTGGGCACAGATAGAGGAATAAAGCCATGATATGGACGGGAAAATAGCAACGAGTAGGTTTTAATCAACCAAATGCTATAATAGATCCATAAGCGGAATACTAGTCCCGTTTAAATAAATAACCTATAGGAGCACAACATGTCAGACGGAAAAGATTTAAAAGGATTTAACGAAACAAAGCCAGTAGGATCATCACCATGGGCAACAGAAAACTACACAGAGGCACCAGCAGCTGCATTTCCAGCAACAGATGTTTCTAACCAAGCATCAGCACAGGGCCCAAAGTAAAAGTGGGTCTATTTGATAAAGAAGAAGTTATTGCTCCATCAGTTGAAGCAGTAGTAGCAGCAGTAGTAGCAACACCTGCAGTTGCACCAGTTGCAGCCCCAGCTAAGTCTGGAGCAGAATGCACTAGAGACACAAGAGGCGATGCCGAATGTGCAGTAAAAGATTGTGAGAACTGCAACTAATGTGTATTGAATGCGGTTGTCAGTCTAACTCTGTTGGATCAGCGTCAGGAATGATGTCTGTGGAAATAGAAGAATCATCGACACACGAAATGTCAGAGCCAAAAGGCGCAAATGGACAGGACATAGATTAGTGTCAGATAGTTTAAAAAAAGAAGATGGTACTGGCATGGTGCCACCAGCAAATGCTGGTGCACCAGCTGGTGCTGTCACAAGCACAAGTACACCTAAAAGGTATCCAAGACAAGGTGTTAAGATTGATACAAATAAACATGGGATACGAAGAGAGACTAGCTTAGTACCTAGACCTCCAAAGAAAAGCGGCAGAAAGAAAGTTTAACCGTGTGCAAAGAATGCGGTAATTGTTCCAAAGAACACACTACATCATTGGATGATGCTGTAGACATTGTATTAGATTCGGTAGTAATATGAAAACAGTAGGAGAGAAATTAGGCAACTTCGCAGTAACTGGAGTTAAGCCAGGAGCTTTATCTTATGAAGATAGCTCATTTGAAGTGTTGACGCAGGATTCATTCCCAGGAAAATGGAAGATTATTGCTTTCTATCCAAAAGATTTTACATTTGTTTGCCCAACAGAAATTGTTGCCTATGATGCACTAGTAAATGACTTTAATGATAGAGATGCAGTTCTTATGACTGGATCGGTAGACAACGAGTTTTGTAAGATTGCATGGAGAAATGCTCATGAAGATCTTAAGAAAACTAACTCATGGTCTTTTGCAGATACATCACATGCCTTAGCAAATGATCTAGGGGTACATCACACATCTGGCGTAACATACCGTGCAACATTTATTATAGATCCAGATAACATTATTCAGCACGTAACATGCAACAACTTAGATGTAGGTCGTAATGCAGGAGAAGCATTGCGTGTTCTAGATGCCCTCCAAACTGGTGAGCTTTGTGCATGCAATAGACCTCTTGGTGGAGAAACGCTATAATGTCTTGGGTAGGACAGCTAAACGAAAATCTTCCAGAGTATGCAAAAGATATTAGATTAAATCTTGATGCTGTGATAAACAGATCAACTATTGATCCAGAACATGCATTGTATCTTTCAATATCTGCTGCTTTTTCTACTGGCAATTCTAAGCTGCTAACTTTTATTGTTGCAAATGCAACGGATGAGGTCGAAAAAAATGCAGCCCTTACTGCTGGCGCAATCATGGCACAAAATAATGTTTGGTATCCATTTATAGAAATGGCAGACGATGCAAATCTTAAAGGGTTACCAGCACAGCTAAGAATGAATGCTATTGCAACTCATGGCGGAACTACAAAGGCAAAGTTTGAAGCCTACTCGCTAGCCTCATCTATTATAGGAAAGTGTCATTTTTGTGTAAAAGCACATTATGAGACATTAAAAGAAGAGGGATACACAGTGGAGCAGTTAAGAGATATCGGTAGAATATCTGCAACAATTAACGCTTTATCAAAGATACTTTCAGCATAATGGCTACAAAATATCCAGCAGTAGTAATGTGTCAATGCGGTAGGTCTTTGTCCTATCCAGTATGCGATGGGTCACATGGCAGACCTCCAGTTGAGCCTCCACCTTGGGATAAAGAAAAGCAAGATGATTAGTCATTACTTTAACAGAATTAAATGTTACTTTAATGGGCATAATTTAATTGAAGCTGGGCAATGTCCGTACACTGGATCTATTTATGACTACTGTGACAAATGCGAAATAATGTTACCAAGGGAATTAGCAGTTTAAATAAGATATAATAGTATCTGTATGAGAAAATTACTTAACAATGTCTACACCTTTTTACCTAAAATGTATCAAGGAGCAGAAGTTCACGAATTTGAAGAGGCTGTTAACTTAACAATTCATACAAAAGCTCCTGGAAAATGGCTTCTTGTTGACTTAGAAACTGGCCAGGAGTATATTGGACTCGATGTACCTACCCAATGGGGAAGGTGGAGGAGAATTAAAGATAGATATGAACACGACTGATGTTAATAAACCATACGATGACAAATGTCATTTTTGTAGTGAGCCAGGTATTTACTGGGATCAGCTAGGGGCAACAATAATTTCCGTATGTAAGGCTCATATGAGAAATTTTTACGTCAGCTAGTATTGCAATAAACTAATAGAAATAGTAGGATATATACATGAGCAACGAACACCTTTTGGTAGACCCAGGGTATATCTATGACGAAGACATATTTAGCAAAGAACAAATAGAGAAATATAAAAAAATATTTATGAATATGCCTTACTATATGCAGGAAACTGTTGGGGCAGAAACTGACGGACTGTCTGGTATAGATACCGATCAAACACAAGATGGTCTGATACTTCTTGGAGACAAATCTATTCTAGGAATGCCAAGTCTATCTACCCCTATCTTATCAGAGATATTAAATGCCTTTGCAGATAAGTATAATATTCGTGTTGATAAATTTTTAAGAGTAAGAGTTAACCTGACAGTAAAGAATAGCGATCAAAGGACTCTGCCAATCCACACAGACCTTAATGGAAGGTTTGGGGGGTTCTCTTTCATGTACTATATTAATGACTCAGAAGGCCCTACAACCCTTTATAACAAGATGTACGATGGGAAAAAGACAACGGTAGAAGATCTTAGTATAATTAAAGAGATACACCCTAAAGCTGGAGCATGCGCTATATTCTACTCAGACAGGTTTCATAGTTGGAGCTACCCGCACACATCTCAATTTAGATTAAGCGCAAATGTTAATTTTACTGGTGAATTCCTATGATACTTTATTCAATTATGTGAATGTCAGTAGTAATAATTACATCAATTGCTTTTATTAAAGAGTATAAAAAATTAAGGGGAATAAAGTAGTTGGCTAAACACTGGGAGGATAAGTCTCAGTGGCTAACACATTGCTCAATCTGTTTCTGTGCCGTCACGTATCAACTAATGGATTTTCATTTACAGTATCATGAGAGCCAGGAGCGCCTAAAGACTATTGACGGCCCCCCTAATATATAGTATACTCAATATATGAAAGAGCCAAAGATTATGAAAATGGACTGGCGTCCGTTGGGATATTGGCCAGTGTATAAAGACGGAAAGCTTACATGGGAAAAGGATACAGAGGATAATGATTAATTGGTTAGTTAATAGAATATTTAAATGGGATCCACTCCGCAAGGCAGTTTTTGATGAAGTGAGACTATATCAATCTGTAGATAGATCAACATGGGAGTATGAAAAAGAAGGGCCAACTAATCTAACATGGTCAGAAGGAGATAGATGGTACGGATGGACTTACAATATTAATTCTAAGCGTTACTACTTTGATGATATTGGTAACGAATCGTTGATGGGTTTATGGGAAGATCAATGGCTCCGTGAAGCGGATGCTCATTGACAGTAATGTTGAGTGCTTTCTGCGTTCCTTGTAATAAGAATGTAGAAGGAAGGTTAACCGAAATGGTTATCTTAGATTCAGGCAAATGGTTGTACAAGGGCGAATGCCCAGACTGTTTATATGAAATTAAGCGAATTATTCCTAAGAATATTTCAGGTTCATGAAAATCAGATCGCAATTAGTGAAATCGGCGGCGGTAGAGACAATTTAGTCAACTACGTTGATCCATTTAATGATATACTTATATCTTATATAGAAAAGAGAAAAAATGCAACCAACATTGGTAGACAACTTTATTTCAAAAGAATTGGCTAAAGACCTTAATATGTTTTTAAGGGGAGAAGTAGAGCTTAACCCTATGGGCAAGCTTAGCAAGCAAATATATCCATTTGATTTAACTCATGAAGTTTATGTTGCAATTAAATCAATTGTTGAAAATATTCAAAATCAATTTGGTTTTCCAGAAGATCAAATTTCAATTAATAGAGTTTTGTATCAGGTATTATGTGAGGGCGATGATCTTGGCTATCACACAGATGCATACGGCGGTGTAGATGGATATGGTGTAATAGGATATTCTGCATTATTATATCTAACTGATGACTACGATGGTGGGGAAATTTTATTTTATGATGACGATAGCGGAGACAATTCAACTGCCTACAAGCCAGAAGTAGGTACATTAGTTTATTTTAAAGGTGATGATAATTACCCACACTCAGTAAATAAGGTTATAAGTGGAGAAAGAGCTAACATAATCCTGTTTTTTGATGTAAAAAAAGAAATGGTACAATAAATATATGTTTTGGTCATGGATATTGGCAGTAATTGGTGTAGCGGGTATATATTTCGTAGGCAGAAAAGATAAATGGGGATGGTTTGTTCTTCTATTTAATGAATGTCTATGGATAACATATGCTTTAATAACTAAACAATACGGGTTTATATTTTCAGCTATTGCTTATGCTGTAGTTTATATTAAATCATACATCCACTGGTCCAAAGAGCCTGTGAATAAGATACATTTATAAGGAGGATACAATGGCAAAGAAGAAGATAAAGCTTCCACTTAAATTTTGGAAGAACCCAATTAGATATATCAAGTTTCATAGAGCCCTAAACAAAGTTAAGAAAGCAATGTAATGGCATACGCCAGATTTTCTGACAGCGATATCTATATTTATCCACATGTTGGTGGATGGATCGAATGTCAAGCGTGTTGGCTCAATGAACGTACAGATGAGTATTCATTGTTTTCATTGTCTGAAGAAATACATGATGATGGACATTTGATCACTCATATAAAAGAACATATCAAGGCTGGCCACAATGTGCCTGTGGGGCTACTGCAAGAGATACTAGACGATCCAGATAGATATGGAGTGAGTGATAGCCCTCTGGGGCACGAAGAAGGCGGGGAAGCCTAAAGGTGTATAATAGTTCTATAAGGGAGATTTCCCTTTATTAGAGAAAGAACTACAATGGCTACACCAATGTGCAAGACATGTTCAATAGAGACAAATAGAGCAGCCTGGGCAAACTATCCAGATATGCTCGATCTATGCAAGATGTGCAAATCCTTTCAAAAATCAATTGAACATACAATAGCATCAGCTGAGAAGATACGAAAGAAAGCTGCAGCAATAGGCAAGCAATTAGAGCATGAAGTAGTTGACTAAAATTATATCAATATAGTACAATTACTATATGAACTTTCAATCTGAATCTAAACGCTCAGGAGATGAGTTTGAAGGCTTAGTCCTACAGGATCTCAAAGAGCGTGGCTATACAAAGATTAAGAAAGACGTGTACATGCCTGGAACGGGCTGTGAGGTTGACTTTGTAGCATCTGGAGACGGGATGACTACTCTGCATGTTGAGTCTAAAGGCGGGCACGATGAGGATAAGAAGCGTCCAGGGGCCCAAAGAACTGACAATGTAAAGAAGGCCATAGCAAATGGATCCCTAATTAAAACAAAGTACCCAGATATAAAGTATGTGGTCTATTTCTCAGCTAAACCAATTACCAGTAGCTATTCAGATCAGATGATAGACACAGCGTTATGCCATAAAATCATAGATGAAGTCAAATATATACAATACTACAAATTAGACAATGATGATCTAATGCTCAATTTTGACAGATAGTGAAATCGAAAAAGTGAAGCGGAAAATTAGAGACCCCATTGTCAGTACCTGACATAAATGCTATAATAAATGAATGAGCGATGCCCTTTGTACTAAATATGGATGTGACTATCAACTAGATATTGATGGTCAAATTACATGCTTTAATTGTGGTGCTATGGGTGATGATATGCCCAATCCACAAATAGGATATTCAACAGGCAAATGGTCAGATGATGATGACATGCATCCAACAATAACTCCCGTATTCGGACCAAATAGATGACAAACGGGCAATTCAATTAAAAGACTAAACCTTCTATTTAGACCATATAAAGCTCAATTTGATAGATGCCCTATCCATATCAAGATCATAGCCGTTTTGTGCGTTATGTACCTATCTGTACCAATTGACCTATTTGATATACTATTCCCATGGACGGCATTTGCTGATGATCTGTTTTTAGCGGGGATCCTGTTGAGGATTCTGCACAAATACGGCGGGCTGGAAGAAGAAGTCCTAACCTCACCAATAGAACTATTACGAGATGTCTTCAATAGAACCAAGAAGAAATGATACAATAGAACAATGATAACTATACTAGCAATACTAATAACGTGGTACGTTACTAAACTGTACTATACAAGATCATTTACCTTTGATATAGAGCAATCTAATCTAATTAAGGCTACATGTGCCAAATGTGCTCGATCTGGATACATTGCTCCAGATAACCTTCGTGCTCCATATTACTGCGTCAGCTGTAAATAGAGCAAAATAGGAGCTAACTCCTATATCCCCCTCCCATTTATCTCCTCTCTAATAGCCCTTTAAAGGCTTATATAGTGGAGTAAAGTGGAGCATAGTGGAGAATTTATACTATAGATAGCATATCATATACTATAGTTATATATAGTTAAACATACATATGTAATTGAGCATCCCATATACTTAACGTAATGTCAATAGCCTAAATTCACAGCATATTGATCCATATTTGTCAATAGATTTCATGAGGAATTTTGATCTATTTTGCTATATTCTCTACACATTTGTCGACATTCATAATGTATAATTAATCATATAGACATTATTGTGTAGCATTTTCAGGGATTTTTGTCAAGGCTTCGTAAATAGAAAATTTGGCCCATGAGCTAGAAATTTCAGGGATTTGGATCATGTGTCGTAAAAGCAAAATGTTGCCCTCATGCCCACAGTATACAAAAAATCCACAGGATGTGGATAACCCTGTGGATAATTTGGGCTAGATATGTTTATCTATCTAACCAGGCATTCTCATATTCATTGGTATATGCCTATACTTAACTGAATGGATCTTCTTCTTCTTTCCATCCAAATATATTTGCTCTTACTGGTTCCTCCCGTTTTACTTTGTAAGAACGGGACGGTAACTTAAGATTGTTTAAATTGTTATCTTGTTGATAAGCCTTGATACATTCATTCAGTTCATTGGCTAATAGTAGACCTTCAGAAGATGTACCCCTATTTAGATATACATCATATATCTTTGCTTGTTCTGATATAACTGATACAACCATTTCCATAACTCGGTCAATTGTATACAATGGCTGTTCCGCCAAATATCGACCAAACATTGTTGGATTAAACCAATGGTCATCCATTAGATTAACTAATGATTCTGCTACTTTGATTTCTGGTGTTTTCATATGTCCGCCTTCCGCCTAACTGTCAATTGTACCAAAAATAAGAGAGGAGGTCAAGGACCAACGAAGCCCCGACCTCCACCCTGGATTACTTAGCCTTGTTAGCTGAAGTCTCTGCAGTAAATGTAACGCCCTTGGCTACAGCTTCCGCTAGAGCTACCTTGGCTGCTCCCGAGAAGCGCCCACGTACACCTACTGTGATGCCTTGCTGCTTTAGATATTCACGCTTTGTTGTCATTTGAATCCCCTTTCAAGAGATGTTTTATTTATTATATCAACTATTTGCAATTTTGTAAATAGTTTCAGGAGTTTATTTAATTGTGTCGTAACCGCCGAATTTGGCCCTTACGTAAGATCTGCTTGTTCAATACGATCACTGATTAATTTAGCAATGATGTTATGCGCCTCAATATTCTCAGTCTCAGATCCACCCCACAAAAGCTTTTGGGCTGTGTTTAACTGATCATTAATATAGTTGTCACTCATCTTCATATTCCCCGTATCCTTCCTTTAGTCCGTTTTCAATGCAAGGAGGATATGTACACTTCGGATGTGCTTTTTTACCCTCTTGGCAAATGCAGTCGTCACTCATCTTCGTCTTCTTCCTCATCGTCTTCTTCAAACATTGTGTCCACAATGTATTCACGATTCATCATCCATTCAAGGACGTCATCATTGTGCTGTTCCGCCCCGTACTCTAGGGAGAAGCCCATACCAGCCTCCACGGCCTCACAGAGGTGGTCCCACATGTCGTCTATGGTGCAGTTCTGCTTGTAGGTCTCATCCTCAAAGATGTTGTTAATTGTGGACCATGTCCACAGCCACACTAGCGACAGGCCAAGGTCGGTGCTGTCGAGAATCTTTAAACATTCATTTAATTTATCTTTATCTTCAGGCTTCATTACGTGCTCCAATCGCAAATGATAATTGATAGGTTAATTGATAGAGTTCGACCAAGGTGTCTAGTCGTCCCTCACATTCTGTGCGGACCATAGAATCCATTGCTTCTTCTGATAGTTCTTCTTGCTCTAATGCGCTTGCTAGGTCTTGCTCAGCAATTAACATTAGATTTTTTAGTTCACCGTGCATTATATCTAATCCACTAACACCTGCATTAACCAAGCGTTGCAAATGGGGCGGGAGCCCAATGTCTTCCATAGTCATATCCATTAATATACCCTTTCGTTAGTAGAGTTCATTATATCAGTTGCCACTGACAATAAATGCCTGGTTGCTTCAATTTGTCCTGGGATATCAATTACATTGATAGATTCAGGATTCATTTCTAAGTCTTGTTCAAGACTAATTAAATGAAGTTTCATATACTCTAGGAAGTATGATGATTTAGTCATTGTCTTCAACAATCTGTTTAATTAAACTATTAAAGTATCCAATAGTTCCTTCTGCATGGCACATAAAGATACCTGGTGTGTCTGTGCATTCCCAATGATGTTTATGCATTAGTCAAAATACCCTTCTGCCCATAATCCCTGTAGGAAATCATTTGCTTTCAACAAACCTTCAACTAAAGGGTCTTGGTCAACTTGGGTTACATCTGACTTCATAATATAAAAAAGCTTTGCGTCATGTACAGCATTGCTCATTTGATCTAAATCCTCTTTGGTGTAGCCTAGCATTATGCCTCCTCATCCCACTCTATGTAGTATTGGTCTTCGGGTTTCAAATCATAAAATTGATTGAACCTACCTTTTAGATAATTGCTTTCGCACATTTCAGCAAATCGATAGTCTGCAAATAGTTGGCCTTCATCTAAATTAGAATTAACCCAATCTTCTACTAATTGCTCACCGATATAAGAATACTCTGCGTCTATTACCATTTGGTTTTCATTCTCTAAGAAACTCATGCTTCCACCTTTTCTGTAGGGGTTAATAATACCATGTGGGTCTGACATTCTTTCATAGCCTCTTCATCTTGCCAAGAGCCTTGGTTACATTCTGAGCAGAATTCACCGCAGTCATTCTCACAATACTCAACACAATCAAAAGACTGGCAAGCATAGCAACGGTTCTCCCATTCAGCCAATTCTTTTACTTCACCACGGACAATCTCATATTCCCCACCCCAACCTGTTTCTTCCTCAAACTCTAATGTAAGCAGGCAGTTAGGAACAAGATTACTTAGTTTAGTTAAGATAGTTACAGCAGGTGACCAAGCAGTCTCATATTTATATACAACCCAGTTGTCATCACCTTCTGATTTATATTCAAGCAATTCTGTTTCAGGATATTTATCACCGTCACGGACGGCTACATCCCATTTTGTTCCCCAGTTGGTAGTATTCCATGAATACCAATCTTTAGACACTTTAGCAATTTCAATAGATTTGCGGAACCAATCAGGGTCATTCTGAATATCTATGTCACCACGATTAGGCTGGCATGCATACTCTTCATCAGTAATGCCGTCATCCTTATATGAATGAATGTTGTTAAAAGAAAAAACGGGATTAGAATAAGATACCTGTTCAATCTTAGTAGGAAATCCCATAGTAGAAATATCACCCATACCAAATGTTTCTTGGGCTAATGTAAATGGAGCATTCAGTCTATCTTTAATCATATCTACCTCAGACTTAGGTCCTTGGATAGTTAATGTGTTATAACACCAATTTGGCATTTTATATCCTTTCGTTGATATGTTCTAATTATACAATGGACCACTGACATTTGTATAGGGAATATCGTGTGATACACACCACATCCCCAAGCTTTGTGGTCAAGATCACAGAATTTCAGGGTATTTTATATTGACTTCTTAAAAGAGATCTGATACCCTCATATCTTTTGTGGGCAAAAGAATACCCCCCAGGATTAGCTGGGGGGTTATGAATATGGCTGCTAGATTTCCAACGAAAGAAATAAACCGCTTTACTTAGCGCCTGGCCCGTAGACTAGTTAGACGCACCATTTCATTTCTATATTAAAACCAAGACCATAGGTCCTGGATTAATTATACCATACTTGGTTGACTGGAATACTTGGCTACAAATGCATCCAGTGTTGTACTAAATACAACTGTCTTCAGGTCCTCTTCCATTAATGTAAACGTTTGATTCTTCCAATCAATAATAGGGACCTTGTGCTCATTGTCTGCTAATTCATTTACTGTAATGCCCCACCCTGTTTCGCTAGCCCATTCGTCTTTAATTAATTGTGAGATAGCAATACGTGTTGCATATGATTCGTCCTGCCAACGTGGCTCTGCAGCGCTTACAGCATCCGCTAAATTTTCTAGCATTCGGTGCCCCGCCCAGTGTCCATATAGAAATACAATATTGTCCTTGGAATCTTTAAATCCAAAGTTTGCTCTGTCGCCCATTTTATTCCGCCGTTTCTAGTTGGTGTTCTTTTTCGTAGTTGAGTAATTGTACCATTTCATGGGCCCAGTCCACAAGAGACTCGCCCTGTGCATTCTTATGATGTCCGCAGAAATAAAGAGACATGGCGTCTTTCTTTGCTTCCCACATAGCTTGTGCCGCACATTGATCACACTTAAGCCATTCAGCCATCATAGTTGATTACCTTCAATCATCTCTGAAAGACGGTCAAGAATCCAAGAGTCAATGTCAGCAATATCAATCTCTGCTAACTTTTCCATTAGTTCCTCACGAGCAAATTTATACCCGTCTGTAAAACCATCTTTATAATCTGACATTATCTCTCCTTGTATCCTGTCGCTTCTCTGTCTGACCAGTAGGACTCTGTCAAGTTATACTTATCACGAATACGACTTACTTTCTCAATACTACCAGTTCCAATGTTGAAAGTCAACGGTGACATTGCTTCAGGGTCAAGCCCTGTGATTTGTGCATCCCAATAGGCCATCTCCATGGACAACCTATCGGGAGCAGTAAGTTCAAAGTACATTAGTTTTCACGCACATTCGTAACTTCAGTGTCAACAATTTCAATCTGACCGTTTTGTGAATCAACATAAAGATTGTCATAGATTTCTTGTTCGACATCATCAACTGTGCTTTCAAGTAAATCAATTGTTAATGTTCCGCTAACTTCAATTGTTGCAGACCACTCAACTTCTCGTGTTAGAGAAATATCTAGCGCTTCAGCAATTGCCTGAAGTGTTTCTTGGTCGCTTGAATCAGCATATGATTCAGTAATGATATCTTTGACGGCATCAATTTGAGATAGAAGAGTGGTTACACGCTTTTGTGATTGACGGCCATTATGTAAATCCCACTCGATAGATGCAACCTTATCAGTTGCATATTCTGCATCTGAGTAGCCACGGATTACTTTATAGGTAACCAATAGATTTGAGTTGTATGTATCAGGGACTGTTACTGCAGGTGTTGTTGTTTCCATTTGTTCCTCTTTCGTTGTTGTTGGTGCAATTGTAGCATGCTCCACTGACAATAAGGTAGTCTTACGGCCACATGGACATGTGAGTTCTGTCACACCCGATGGGAATCCAAACCCGTCAGATGATGTTAATTCAATTAGACAATCACATTCATCTGGGTCGCAGACAAATGTATATTTGCTTGATACTAGTTCGTTGGTCATGCGAGTATTGTAGCAGGTGTCACTGACATTTTGGACTGCCATAGGGAGCAATTTGAATCCAGGCGGGACCCAAAGGTTCTAATGTAATCTGATACATCTTCTTTAAAGATAGTCTGACAAGACTTAACAGTATCTACGGAGATAAAGACACGGCCATTCCATAGACCCATCTGTCCAATATTGGTAGGGATTTCTATGCAACCATATGTATCCTGTTCCCAGCCTACACCTTCAGAGCATAGGACCGCATATTTAGGATCCCCGAAAACGTTCTTCTCTTCTAATTCAATTAGTAATAAGTTATCAACCGTGCATTCGCTAAAGTCATTGCTATATTGTACACGGTAGATATCGTTTGCAATCTTAGCAAGCTTTTTGCCATCCAGGACATTGCCTGAGTAGCCCTTCATACGTTCTGACATTTTTACCTCTTTCGTTGTTGTATAGGAGTATTGTACACGACGCCACTGACATATGCAATAGATTTCAGGGGATTTTTTATGTGAGTCGTAACACAGTTTTGGTTCCCTTAACATTGCGGGCGATTTGCGATCTGTAACGGACTTGAACCGTCGACCTCTACCGTGACAGGGTAGCGCTCTAACCAACTGAGCTAACAGACCAAGAAAAAATGTGAGCAGTTTTAAATCATGCTCAGGATTTTTTTTAATTAGAAAGCAGAAACCAATTTCTTGATTTTGTTTTTCTCAGCAGTTAGAACAGGGTCAAATCCTGATGCACCTGCCATAAGAGTTTCACCATTGCCACGACCTGAACGATAGTAATCAAGGCGCTCAGTAAGTGCATTAAATGCACCCCACTTAGTTCCCTTGATGTTAGCATTGGTTGGTGAGTTGTGATACAAATCGTCAAGCAGGACAACTTTGTTTTCCCACTTCTTGATTGCACCCTTAGCATCTTTTTCAGGCTTAGGATAAATTGTCTGAATCAACTTAGAGAATTGAGCATCAGTAATTGCCTGAGAGTAAAGCGCCTTTGCTTCAACTTCAAACTCATCGAAATAACCAAGAGCAAGCCCAAGAGTTTCACGAGCAACCTGAATGCGACCTTCAACAGATTGAGTGTGGCGAATCTTGAAAGATTGCTTAGCATTCTTCATTGCAAGGTTAAGTGTGTTTTGGCAAACAACACGAACAGGTGTAACGGCTGCCTGAACGGCAACAGACCCGTCATGAGATGTCCAAACAATTAGATAGAGTTTAGTTTCATCGTTAGCGCCTTGTGGGTCAAGCACCATTGTGCGAGGAATGTCCACAGTGCCGAAAACAACTTTACCCTTTTTGAGTGAGCCAGCAGATTCCCAACGGCAATCAGCATTGGCATCGTGAATTGCATCAGCGAATGCGAATAGTTCTTCATTCTGCACAGGCTTGTAACGCTTTCCAACAGTTGCAAGAACATCAGTTCCGCCATTGAATGGGTTATCACGAATGACAAGAGATGCAGTAGAAACATCATTCCAAGATTCTGGAATGTGCTCGGTGATTGGAGATAAACGAACATTCCAATTAGCCAACTTTGCTTCTTCAAGCATAGATTGTGTAGTTACTTCTTCATCTTGTGTGAAGATGCGATTTGCTAGATTGTGCCAAGCAGGTGCGCCACGGAGAGCGAAAGCAACTTCGCCGTTTTCCATTTCTAGATTATGAGCCATTATTTTTTACCTTTCGTTTGATTAGTTGTAAGTATAACAGGTGCCACTGACATTGTCTAGATTAGATAGTCATTTGTCCGAATTGTGCGGTGTGATCATTCTCACAAACTTTCAGGGTTATCCACAGGTTGTCGTAACGTTGTGGATAACCCCTCAAAAGCGGGGGCCGAGCTGGAGATTAAATCCCCACCTCTACCTTTGTCGCATTTTTAATTAAGTTCTTATTAAATTCAACTGTGCTCTCATCAAGAAACATTGCAGTTGTTTTCTTTTTCTTCACGTTATCAAAAACATAAGCGTTAATCTTTCCGCTAAAGTTTCTGATGTTGCTGAATACTAATTCAGTTAAATATTCTTTATCAACACCTTGATCCGAATAAATCGTGATGTCATTAAGTTTGTTTGCATCGTAGATTTCTACTCTGAAACGATTTGCCATTGTATTACCTTTGTTAGTAGTTTCCCGAAGGAGAGCAGTTTGGCGACTTACTCAGGTCGTTCGCAATTTAGCGTTATGCGAGAACGATTGGGTTCAGGACTTTAGTTCTGCCCCCCAAATTATTTAGAGATACTTAGCAATCTGCTTCATTGTAGAAGCATTTACTGTTTCCTCATCTGTCATCTTTAAGATGGTGAGAGCATTTGTAATGTCCTCTTTCATCTCACGATAATTGTGCTGATGGATAACCTCAAAATCCTTTTCAGGTTCAGTAGGGAAGTTGCCTTCCTTTGTGATGATGTCAAAATCAACATTGAGAGTGTTGTTCCAGTTGCGATAGTTTGTGCGAAGGTTCTCAGCCTTTGAGAAGTTGGCAATAGCCCACTTTCCAATTTCCTTACGCCACGCTTCTACTGCCTTCTGATACTTTGCTTCATTTGCTGTTTGACTAGCATAGTCTTTTTCTAGTGTTGCTAGACGAGTTTCTAGTGCCTTGATTACTTTAGGTGTTGCCACCTTTACTGTGATTGCTCTTGACATTTGATACCTTTCGTTGGTTGGTTGTTGTTATGGATAGTATAGCAGGGGGGTCTGACATTTCCCCGAAGGGAGGAAAGTTCTTACTTACGACATTGGACTAGATACTTTCCTAAACTGTCCCTGTTTCGATTTAGGCTATGCGCCTAGTAGTGTCTTAGCGGATACCGAAGTCCAACGAGTTTCCTTCGTTGGCATTTCTAGTAGCACACGCACCGAGCCAGATGCCTGTGGGTGGATTTCCTTAATCACACCAGTTTTCTTTGACTTTAGGGTGGTGAATAAATCGCCAACCTGATACAGATGATTATCTATTGTCATTTTTGCCTCTTTTCTTTGTTAGGTGGATAGTATAACATTGGGGTCTGACATTTGTCTAGCCCTATCTCAGTATTTGAGAAACTTATTGTGTGACCTTAGTCACTTTCTTGTAGCCAAGCGTGGAGGTGGTGTTGGTCAATTATTGCGTGAGCGGGTGCGAACTTATCTCCACGATAAGATACGCCTTCAGGCATTTCGATCAGCCTATCTGAATCTTCTTCCCACCAAGCGTCAATAGCCTCGATGCAAGGTTGCACCATAGATAGTGGAACGGGCGGGTAATGATTACCCTGTAAGTGATAAGCGATACCTTGTTCTAAATCGAACTCGCTTGCTAAATCTAGCGCAGTGTTATTTCCCATTGTTAGTTACCTTCCTTAATTGTTACTTCAGCCCAAGTGTTATTTTCATTAGCAATTTTTAATAAATTAGACTCAGTAAGTGCGTGTAGTGTTGCTTCCTTACACATAGTAAGTAAATCTGTTTCATTAAGTTTTAGTAATGCAGGTAGTAAGTTAGCAGGTATTTTATCAAGGTCAATACTGGCCTCGAAAGTTACTGTGTGTGGAACTGTCATTAGATTAGACATAGATTACCTTTCGTTGGTTGATAAGAGTATTTTAGCATAGGGCACTGACATTACCTAATCCATTCTCGGCGTGTCGCAGCTTTTGTGAGATTAATCACAAATTTTCAGGGTCTGTGGATAACTCTCGTAAGCCTGTGGAAAAACCCCCACAATATTGGGGGCCGAGCTGACAATTGTCAACTCGACACGCCGTTACTTATCCCAACGATTAGGCAAATCTTCTTTCCCGTCACCATCGTTATCTATTTTGGCCCCATTCCACATGTACACGGCCAACACAATTGGTGAGCACAAGAATGCAATTAATATAATTGCAATAACAGATCCAATAATATCAATCATTATTTTTTACTCGCAGAAAATCTAATATCGGCTTTACCGTAAACACAGAGACCACAAGATACACATGCGGACCCATTGCTAGAGATTAGCGGAATGCTTTTCATATTCTCAGGACACTTAGCGCCAGGCTTGCCCGTTAACTCTTTCATTGTGTCTTCGGTTGAAGCAAATGTCTTTCCAAGGTAGGCCAGGCGGACCTTAGAATTCTTTTTTAAATCGAATGCTATTTCTTTATTTTCATCATCCGTAGAATAGTACAGTGAAAGATTAGCAACATCCTTGATAATAAGCGCTGCAGACTTTACACGTGTATACACCCAAAACTGAATATCGGAATGGTTTTCAATAACAGTCTTCCACGCATATGTATAAGTATCGCTAAAGAAATCCCCGTCCCAGTGGATACGGAATAACTTTGGCGCATTCTTCTTATCACAATCAGTGACAAAATCAACAATCATCTCTTCTAATAGGCGGACCATGGTTTCGCTATCGGCGTCCTTAAGTAGGGCCCAATTGTGGAGCAGATTAGTTTTTACTCCTGGGAATAGCTTTTCAAGTTTTCCTGCGTAGCAAACGCTCTCACAAATACTAGTGGCACCAGGGCATGAGTAAGCCTTTCCAGCAGGGAGACCGAACGTGTTCGCAATTGCGGCTTGCTTTCCATTTTTTGTGACAAGGTTAGCCACCTTTCTATCGTTGGAGCGTTTCAGTTTCATAGGGGTAATTATAGCGGTGACGTCTGACATATTAGTAATCCTCATCCATACCGTGGCCAGCGGAAGCAAGAGCGTCGCTATCAGACCAGCCTATAGTTTCAAAGAATTCCATTTCCTCAGATGCATAGCATTCAGCACAAATATAGTCATCGCCATAAATTTCATATTCTGCATCGTTATCAAAAGTTTCTTGAGCACCACAAATTTCATAGTTCAAGCAAGCAACAGTAAAATTATCCATTAGTTAGCCTTTCGTTGGTTAAGTGGCAAGTATAGCAGAATGGACTGACAGATCAAAATCGACACGCCGAATTTTCAGGGTATTTTTAAAATGTGACGTAATTCACACTGGACCCCCCACAAAAGAGAGGGCAGCTGCATATTTATGCGCTACTCTGAATATTTATTTTTGTGTTTGATCTTGCGTGTGTATTTCTTTTTATTACGAACAGGTTGCGCCGCATTACTGCGGCGCAATTCCTGAATTCGTTTTACTTTATCTTGAAGTGAAGTTAGGAACATGATACCCACTCGCTTCGTGAAATCGTTTTACATCAAATCGTTCATTATCAACCGCAAACATTTGAGCAAAATCATTTACGATTTTAGAAAATAAAGCGGGGTGCATTTTATCGCTTGCATACTTTAGAATTTCTGCGGTTGCGACATAATCCTTGCGTGTCATCATTTTGCTACCACCATTCCGCTACGATAGAAAACTTTTGTGTAGCATTTCAATGCTGGTGTGTAAATATTTACAGTTGAGTATTCGTTAGCCATTCCCCAATCGGTGAATGAGAAAAAAGATTTCCACGCTTCGAATTCATCTTCGTAGTTAGCAGACCAATGAGGGCTCTCCTCAAAATCATACTGGCAAGTTACTTTATACATTAGTTTCCCTTTCGTTAGTTAAAAAATGAGTCTTGCTCTTTGCCGAAATCGCAATCGCAAGTTTCGACATCAAAATTATTGTTATCGCCAAAAAAGATTAGTCCAGTAGAATTACACTCTGAACAATCTATACGCATTACTGAGTTTATCATTATTCATCACACTCGCATTTCGCATAAGGGTCAAATTCGCAAAATTGACAACCCATTATTTCCTCACAATTTCGGCATTGGTATTTGAATTGGTGTTCATCACAACACACAAATAATAAATCCCAAATAAAATAAAATTCATTTTTATCTATTACAGTAGCCAAATTATTCACCGACCTTTACTGCGATTGTTGCGAATTTATTTCGCAGACCACCTGTGCGAACCTCAATTAAAAAGGCTTCGGTTTTATCGCCATACCAAATTGCTGGGCGAGGTTTTGCAGAAACAATTTCGCCTGAAAAGTGGCGAGAGTTTGAGCGATAGTTTTTCCCTACAAGTAGGCTTTCGATTGTATAGAGTTTGGTAGCCATTGGCAGACCTTCTTTCGTTTGTTGTTATGTATGGAATTATACACGAGCCTACTGACATTTTCACATTACTAGCCAGTAATTCCAAATATTGAGACGCTCAAGCCATGTGATAAATCTCACAAAATTCCAGGGGTTTTATAACTCTTTCATAACGACACGCCCGACCCCGTGCTTTTGCGGGCGGATCACCTTTTGTCAAGGCGACACGCCGCTAGTTATTGAAAATCTTTTAAGATTTCCTCTAGCTGATTTATTTGCTCATCGCTAAGATGATCTAATTGAATTGATTTTTCAAATCCGAATAAGTCGCTCATTCGTTTTCCATTTCTGCTAAATAATCTTCGTGTTCAATTAGTCCGATAGAAAATGCGATTGGGTCGCAACATTCCAAAATCTCGGCGGGAGTAAAAGTTGAATAACCAATCTTTACAGTAGGATAAACATCATTTAGCAAATCAATAAAACTTTCCTTGATTTCTAAATCTCTTTCCAATTCTGATTTCATTAGATAGCCCCTTCTTGAAATAAACCGATTTCTAAATCTAGTAATTCGTTAGGTGTTGCCTCGGATAAATCTACCCAGCCAGCACCCTCATCATCTATGCGAAAGATTTCTACATAACCCATTTATTCTGCCTCCTTAGTATTGAATAGAGAGGACATCTTATCATTAGCCTCTGACATTGTTGCGATAGCCTTTAAAAGGCTAGCCTTGCGTTGCGCCTCTACGTGCGCCTTGTATTCTTCAAGTGTCATTTTAACGACCTTTCGTTGTTGTTATAGTAGGAATTATACACGAACGCACCGACATTTACCAATCGACACGCCGTATTTCGGTAAATCTTTTTATGTGATAAATCTCACAAAATTCAAGGGGTTTGGTAGCGTATCCGTAACGACACGCCCGACCCCGTGCCTTTGCGGGCCAGCTTGACTTTGTCAAGCCGACACGCCGTAGCGTTAGCGTAATTTATTGTGAATTAGATCACGAATTACTAGGCGTAGCATAATTAGGGCGGGGATACCGATACCTAATTGGACTAGCGTAGTTAGTATGCGATTAGTAGTCATTTACGATTACTCCATTTCTTATAAGCCTTATACGCTACTACCGCTAGGGCAGTAAGAATAATAGTGTGCCAAGGTAGATAGATAGCCCCTAAGAAACTATCTAACTCTAATCCGTAGTCGTTTAGTTCTAATAGTATTCCGCTTATTGTCATTATTAGTTATCCCAACTTAGTGCGAATACTTTTGCTAATTCGTCATCATCAACATCATCAAAGTCATCAACGGGAGGTTGTTCCTCATCTACCTCATCAAGGTAAGCGTATGCGTCCGATATATCGGATTGGATTGACTCATATTTATCTATTGAGTTAGTTTGGTAAGAGTATGCGTATGACATTAGTTTTGTTCTACCTTTCTCATATGTGCTACAACATTTTTAGAAATCTTTTGTAGTTCTGTTAGTGTCTTATTCATTTCATCTGCGCTAGTAGCGGTGAAGAAACCG